GAAGAATCACGCATGAGATTACATGCCAGATCAGGAGATATGAGATTATCATTGACTCCAGTGAATGGATTATCCTGGACATATGATGACCTATTCCTTCGTGCCGGATATGTATGGAGATCAAACAAGGTCGCTGAAGCATTGAACTTGCCACAAGAGGAGATCTATAACGACAGAAGCAAGAATATCGCCGTTATAAACATGGCAACCGATGACAACCTTACCCTGACTGAAGAGAGCATAAATCTTATCATGGAGGACATTGACGATCCGGACATTTACCTACTGAGGCGGTACGGGGTGTTCAAGCAGATAACGGGACGGGTGCATAAGGGGTACAATCAACGGATTCACTATATCCCGTTTGACAAGCATTTCCCAGATGGGATACCATATGGGTGGTTCCATTCAAGGGGCATTGACTATCACGACAGCAGAACCCCCTGGTCGATAGGTTGGTTGAGCGCATCCCCGGACGATGAATGGTTTTTGTGGCAGGAGATGCACCCAAGCATTGACGGGCCACGGGCAATGAACACTTACGAGATTGCAATGGCGATGGCTAGGCGGTCCGGAGACTATTATTACGGTATGAACCTGATCGACCCGCTTGCCAACAGGAAACAGTCGAATACCTTGTTCAGTGTTACCGATGAGTTGAACCATCACTTTGATGCTATCAGGGAAGATCATGGGATAGGAACCCCGTGCTATTGGCAGGGGTGGGACACGAAAGACACTAAAGGACAGGATGAGGTCAGGAAACGATTGAAGAACGCATCCAAGGTGATTAAGCCGTTTAACAACACCTACAGGGAACACGGGGTGACAAGGCACCTTCCTACGTTGTGGATATGTAACACTTGCCCGACCTTCAACAAGAGCATCCAACGATGGTCGTATGATGAATACAAGACAGCTCAGACTCGGGCGATAAATGACCCGAAGCCAACGGCCCAACAGCGATTCTCTCACGATAATATGGTAATTGAATGTTTGGCTAAAGATGCCCGTTTGTTATTCGCCAACAATACAATTAAGAGTCATACCGTAAACAAGAAAAGGCGCCATAGGAGTGCAACTGGGAGGTGATATGGATTCCATAACTAGCGTTTTATCTGATGTGTCATTAAAGGCGATGTGTCAACTGTTGAAAGAAGAAGACCCGATGTTTTGGCCTGATATGATAATTGCCGGTAAAGACGCATCCGAGATTGCCTTTGGATTGATTAAGAATGGAGTAAGGATTAAGTTATTTTACATTGTTGAATTACCTCCGAATATGTGGATAGTATGTGATTCAAAACAAAAGGTGTGCGGTGTTAGTATGCCGGATTAGGAGAATGACAGGAAGATGATAGGCATGGGTTGGCAAATGGCCGAGCAAAGCGTGAGTGATACCGAATACAACGACAACTGGATTCGTGCATTCAGGAAGGATAATATACCGAAGTTACAAAAAGAAGTAATTGCCATGCTGAACGACTGGAAGGATGAGAACGAGTTACGAAGGATTGTTCTGTATTTGCAGAAATACGAAAGAATGGATGATGAGATGACGGAGTTCATGCTGAGAGAAATCATAAGGGGGAACATATGAAATATTTTAATATATTCAAAAGAAAGCGCACCGAGATTGATATGCCTCCATTTAATGAACCATATGAAAAAGAGTGTAAACTAGCAATTGCAAGACGGAAATATTGTACAGACTTTGATGATAATTTTAGGTTTTTAATGGTGGAGAGCCGGGCTGAATATTATAATTATATGGGAGGTTCAATGAGAAAGTATTTATATGGATGATACGATGACGGAGTTCATGCTTCGGGAACTTTTGAGGGGGAATATCTAATGAGGTCTTTACAGGAGATTAGGGAGTCAGTAACTTCTTTATCTGGAACACATAATAGGATAATTGGTGAGATATTATTGGCAATCCTTGAGGAGATTCAGGGATTACGAAGGGACGTGAAAAATGCCAAAAAATCGAGCGGTAATAGCTGAGTTCCATATCAGGGTGTTTGATGATAGGACCGTCCAGATCGATGGGCCGTTCAAGAACTTCCTGTTGTTCCGGTATGCGATGAATAAGGCGGAGAACGCTGTATTAAACACTTTAGCCAAGGAATCGGAATCACAAATCATAACGGATGTTCCAACGGGTGCCGTTATTGATTTCCAGAAAAAAGGGAGGACGTTGCAATGACAGAATACTACGGGACGCCACCGGCCGATGCAAAGAACATGCCGGAAATTGAATGGCAGACTAAACTTTGCGAGATGGGAAAGAACGAGTGGGATAAAGGTCAACAGCATTGTTCGGCCTTGAATAAACTCCATGAAGATATTTATTCAATGCTACGTGGCGAACGTCCCGACAAGGAATATGATTGGCAGTCCAATATCGTTATAAACAAGGTGTTTCAGGTGGTATGGACTGCCGTACCGTATTTCCTTCGGAAGATATTCGGGGCAACGCCTGTTATCGGGGTGGAAGGTTTTGACCGGAAGGGATGTTGGCAACGTGAGATATTGTTGGATAAGTGGAGAGGTAAGGACAACTTCGGCATTACGTTGACTATGGCTGTCCTTCGTGGTGTCCTGAACGGTGTGGCGTTTGTCAAAAAGGATTGGAAACAGAAGACGATCAAGCTGAAACAAAACAAGCAAGCCTATGCTCCGCGATACGATGAAAGCGGCAACATGGTGCAGAACCAACAAGCCAAAATGCCAGTTAGGACGTTCCCGGTAGAAGACGGACCAGATGACACGGTCTTGAACAACCGGGATGTCGTGATTGATTGGGCGCTTAGGCCCGGCCAGAGTTGCAGGGAAGGGCGGTTTTTCATTCATCGCGAGGTTGTGGATCTGGAAACATTACACGCATCCGGGGTCGACTATTTCAACCTTGACAAGATTATCGAGCAGACTCCGGTTGAAACAACGATGAACCAGGATCATGCTTCAATGCTTAAAAAAGATCGGATGGAGAACCCGCCTGAACAAGAGTTTTACAAAGAAGTGGAAGTGTTCGAGCGTCAAGGGGTTTTAGCTGTAAAGAGGGAAGGCGATGAATGGGTACCGGTACTTAATCTTGATGAGGCGTATAAAGAGGACTCGGACGTTCAGTTCAAGCACTGGATATTCACCTGGGCGAATAACGACAACCCTGTTCTGATCCGCTTTGAAGAGAACACCTACGGGGAGATAAACGTAAATGACCTTCACTTTTACTTCGACCCTGAACGGCAACAGGGCATGGGCATGGTGGAACCGTTCAAGGACGTTGCCAGCGCAATGATGGACAACATCAACGCCATGTTCGACGAGATCAACAAGAACCTGATGCCGCCTACCATATTCAATAAGTTTGCCGTATTCGATTGGGATAGCATACAACACGCCCCCGGACAGAAATGGTTGATGCAGGGCAATCCAAATGAAAGCGTTATGATGCCGAGGCCAACAGATATAACAAGGGACGCTTGGCAGAGACACGCATTATTCGATAGCGAGATCAAACTGACCTCAAGTGTGATGCCTGCGGTCCAAGGCGCGGATCAGGCGGAGACAGCAACCCAAGGGGTATTGAACGCACAGTTCAGTACGGGCAAGCTGGACTTTCTGCTGTGGATGATAGAACAGACATATCTTACCCCCGATGCTCAAATGACGATCCGGTTTGCTCAGAAGTTCGCACACCCTATGACGTTCATATCATTGCTTGGAGAAGCGTTCAAGTTCGACCAGTTTCATGAGGAGTATAAGTTCAGGCCGGTTGCAAGTTCCGTTAAACTGGAACAGCAGAAAGAGGTTGAAATCAAAGAGGATATGCAGTTGATACAAATGCTTTCTTCGATGCAGAACCCGAACACGGCTAAGATGATTAATTACTTCATGGCAAACATTCTACGCAATCGGGGGGTTCCTCAAATGGCTGAAATGTTGGATGAGAAATACTTCGAGCCCCAAAGCGAGGAAGGCAAAACCGCAATGGTTATGAACTCCATCGGGGCGGGTACTCCAAGCAATGAACAGGGGATCCCGATGAGTGATGTGGAAAGGGGCGCAAGGGGCGCAACGGATCAACCAAGGGGGATGATGCAA